AGCGTATTATGATGGAACGCATGATAGGCCACTACGAATATTGGTTGCCAAAACAGAAAGACCGGGAGTCAAAGGCCAAGTATTTCGCCGATAAATACAAGGCGGAATACAGCTCAGATAGCGAGCTATCGCGCAACAACTTTATGGGTGCGGCCGCCAGATATAAAGGCGACCATATGCTCACCACCTTAATGGTAGCAGAGCTTGCCAATTTACAGGCCTCATTTAAGGAGCAGTATAATCGCAGCTTTACCAGCCTCAAGGCTAATCAAATAGATGGCGACCTGCCCGCTGATGTCTTCGCGCTAATGAAAGAGATGGAATCTCTAGACGCGGCCAATGAATCAACCACACCATTAAAAGAGTTAAGCTATACAACAGAAAAGAAGGAGGCCTCATGACGGAAGACGCATTAATACTGGTAACATATCTTGTTATCAGTGCCGCAATTTGTTTGTGGCTTATACTATAAATCAAGGGAGGTCAGAAATGGCCTCCCAAAATTTCGCCCTTCGGGCGGGTAGTGTCCTCGCTTCACTCGGCCTGTATTCCAGGGCGCTTCGCTTAGTTTGGAAGGAAGGAAGGACAGGCTGCGCCTGACTAGACTTACTCGCTTCACTCGCACAGGTTCGCTACGCTCATATGGCACAACACTATCAACACATTGCTATGACGTAGGGTAATGCAAAGGTTCCAGCCTAGTGGTTACAGTGTGTGTTACGCGGCGTCACTTAGCAGAACAGTGGTTTAATTTTAACTTAGAACTTGTACTATCTTTATATAAAAACCGTTTAGGAGAACGATCATGGACAATGTACAAAATGTAAAAGAATTACGTGCCATCGCTACGATGATGCTTAATATGGTATCAGGTAACAAGTCTAATGAGGCTTTAGGTGCTGTGTATGATAGCATCATGAACCTTAGCTATAAGATGCAAGATGCAGATGTTGCTGCACACAGAGCTAATAAATAATGGGGAATAATATGCCTAATAATTTTGTTAGAAGATCTGCGCTTACTAATAAGTTAAGTAGCATGATGATTGATGTGAGCTATGCCCAAGTAATGGCATGGGAGGAGGGTGGTGAGCTAATAAAAAATGCCTTGCCTTCACACCTCACAGCTGATGAGCGTGAGTTCCTGACGACAGGTATCACACCTAAAGAGTTGGCTGATATATGTGGGCCTTGGGAAGAGGAGCCACCCTGTGAAGGTGAGCTAAAACTGAACGGAAAGAACTAATAAATAAATTGTCTAGGAGGACATACAGTGGAAGTAACTATCCAAAGAGTACAAGAAGTTACAATAGAACCAGTCATTTACAACGGGTTCACAGTCAAACGTATAAAAATAACAGACGACACAGGATCAAGCTATCTAATCAAACTGTTTGGTAGCGATGCTGATAAACTAAAGTTTAATAACCTACCAATAAGAGATGAAAGGAGTGACAAGTAATGTTAGATTTCAATTCAGAGGACTACAACTTTCCAGTAGAACTACAGCCTGTCTTTACAGAAGAAGGCAATGAGATACAGAATCATAAGTGTGTGGTTCGCACAGATACAGGTGACACACTTGGCTTACACGGTAATCAATACCGTATCATACCACATGATGACGTTGTTAACTCAATCATAGATGGTGTCAACGCAGCTAACTTATCTACTGACTACGAAGTAAACGTAAGTGTTATAGATAATGGACGCAAGATACGAGGTGAGATTGTATTCGGTGACATCATTCAGCAGCCATCAGTAGGTGACATCATTAAGTACCGCATTAGTTTCTTTAATAGTTACGATGGATCATGGGCATTTGCACAGCAAGCTAACGCTCTTAGGTTATGGTGTCTCAATGGATGCACAACACCAGATCTTATTGCGAGATCACGCTTCAAGCATACAGCATCAGTCGATGTATTAGGCAGCGCAGATAAAGTAATCTCTGGCGCTGACCACTTCATGAACAGAGCAGAAGAGTGGCAGTCATGGATGAAGTCACAGCTTAACGATGACCAAGCAGAGAACTTCTTTCGTAGCACCCTTTGCAAAGTAACTACTAAGCAGAAGCAAGTCGAGAAGACTAATGAACGTCAATTAGAAAACTTAATATCAGGTTGGCAAGACGAGGTTAGATTACTCGGTCGCAACAAGTGGGCATTGTATAACTGCCTGACCTCATGGGCCACACACACGAACGATCTTCGAGCCCCTCATGTGGCGAGATACAATCGTGAGGCTGCAATAAGTAATGCTATGCGTCACAACTTATGGACATCAATGAAAGAAGGTAGAGTAATATGAAGATGACACGTCAGCACTTTGAATACATTGCAGATAAGATTGGGCCACTAATACCGTGGCCCTCTCACTTGCATACAATTGCAGATGAACTTGAGAAAGATAATCCAAGGTTTAATAGAGCTAAGTTTATTGAACGAGGTACAACAGCATGGGAAAAGAACTTTGTCTTCCCTGTTGTTGATGATGAAATCCCTTACTAAACGAGGAGTTAGTTATGATTAAATTACAAGGCGTCCACAGATTAAAACGCATGATGATTGTGTGCCCTGCATGTGCAGGCGATGGGACTATAGACCTTGAAGTACCACGACCTCAGAATTTTAACCGAGACATTGGAGAAGTAGATGTTGTCAGCACTACATGCCATGCCTGTGATGGCAGGTGTGAAATCGAGATGGATGATTACGATGAGGATCTTGACAACGAAGAGTAGATCACTGCATTAGTGCAGCATGAAATCGTATCTCAAAACAATAACTCATCAAGCAGCAGAGGCTAAGGTCTCTCTGCTTAGATCTTTTCAACACGCAAAAATACCTACATCTACTTACTATAGAACAGTCAATGGAACATCCGAGATTCGATATGAGACTGCATTGAAAGTACATCATGCCATTGGAGAACTATACCTACTACAACAAGCCCGTGATTATACCAAGGGACTACGAGCCAATGGTAAAGATGTTGACAGACGCAAGGTTAAAGCAAGGCTTAAGCCAAGAAAGATTAGCTCATAAGATGGGCTGTACAACTTCAATTATCCACAAGTGGGAGAGCCACAAGAGGATACCATCAGGATTTATGTTAATATGCTGGCTGGATGCACTAGGTTATGACATCGAGATCAAGAAAAGGTAGCGCGTGCATATGCATAGCGTGCCAAGACAAGACACATTACTATGTAGCCCTGCTTAAAGAACATGGTGGGTCTACTGTTAAGCACTGGTTTGTGTGCCTTCACTGTTACGAGAACGACAGATGGCAAGAAGCTATATCCAAAATCAAACCACCTACCAAGCGCACCGAACCCAAACGTATAAGAAAACCCAGCGTCAAACTACAAGCTGGTGCATGGGAAAGCAGCATCGAGAAAGCAGTCAAGCCAACACTCGATTGGTAAGTTGTTAGCTATTTAGTTACCGATAAAAAATTAATTATGTAACCTAGACAGGAGAGCAACATGCTTATCTATGGTATAGACCCCGGATTTACAGGTGCAGTTAGCCTATATTGGACGGACACAGGTAAGCTTGAGTGCTACGACATGCCGACATTCAAGAATCCTAAAGGTAAAACTTTAATTAATTTACATGAGCTATTAAGGATACTCAGTAACGAGGCTGATGAATCATGCATAGCTGTAGTGGAACGTGTAAATGCTATGCCTAATCAAGGGGTTAGCAGCACGTTTAGATTTGGCCAAGGCTTTGGTCAATTAGAGATGGGCATTGCAGCTTGCAACTTACCCATTCAATATGTGAGTCCCGCAGTGTGGAAGAAACACTTCGGATTAAACAGAGACAAGGGTGTTAGCCGTGGGCTAGTGACGCAACGTCTTCCACAATACGCCCACCTATTTGCTAGAGTAAAGGATGATGGCCGAGCAGAAGCCACACTGATTGCTCTCTATGCAGCAGAGAAACTAATCTAAGGAGAACTAAGACATGAGTGAAGTATCACAAACAAATCAAATCAAAGCATACCTTAACCAAGGGTATCGCATCACAGCAATAGATGCGTTGGCTACCTTCGGGTGCTTTCGATTAGCTGCAAGGATCGGCGACCTAAAGCAAGAAGGTTATAACGTAGATAAAGTTATGGTCGAGACTGAATCAGGCGCGCGTGTTGCACAGTATTACAATCCATCAAGGGTTAGAGGGTAGATATGTATAAGCCTAAGCAAGTAGGATCAGCAGTCAGTAAGAATGTATGGGATGCTCACATCAGTAAGGCAGCTAGCTCTCCTGTCCAAGCACTTGAGTACAAGCGATCCAAGTATGAGTTGGTTAGCGATAAGGTTATTGCAGATAGGATTCGCAATGGCGATGCAGTAGGTCAACCCTACCTTCGCGGCTTGAGTAAAGAGCGCCTAAAGAAATTCCAATATCTTACAGAAGAAGACTTTCTAAAGTACGGCAAGCAAGAGTAGTGACGCTACGTCACATTGGATTGATCTAACTGCGCATAAGCAGTAGGTTACTATCAGAAAACAAAGGAGAAAGTAATGGAACGCAAGGGTTTTATAGGTGGTTCTGACTGCGTAAAAATAATGCAGGGGAACTGGTTAGGATTATGGCAGGTCAAGACAGGACGTGCTGAGTCAGAAGATTTGTCTCGCAACGTAGCTGTGCAGATGGGTGTGCATACAGAAGACTTTAATTTAAAATGGTTTGCTGATGAGTACGATGTAAAGCTATCAGGGTTTCAGAAGTCTTATAAGGATACGATTGGTGAAGTTCCAGTTAAGGGAACGATGGATGCTATGTGTAAGTCAGCTGATGATGAGATACAAATAGTAGAAGCCAAACATACTAATGCTTACAACACTTTAGATAAGGTTATCGACTATTACATGCCTCAAGTGCAGCTATACATGCACTTAGCTAATGCAAAGGGTGCGTATCTTTCTGTAATCTTTGGCAATAATAAGTGGGAGTCAGCGCATGTCAGCTACGATCAGAAGTATTTCGATTCTATGTGGGCAGTGGTGTCAGACTTCTGGGGTTACGTGCTACGCGATGAAGAGCCAGTTGGTAATGACCAGCCGATACAACTTGGGACTGACCAGATTAAGGTGGACGACATGGTCAAGCGTGACGCCACAACAGACAACCACTTTGTTGACGCAGCCCATACCTACAGCACGCTCGAAGCAGATGCCAAAGCATTTGAGTCAGCCAAAAAAGACCTCAAGCAAATGGTCGGTGATAACGAACGAGAGGTTTACTGTGACCAACTCGTAGTCAAGAGAGATAAACGCGGATCACTCCGCATAACAAGGAGAATATAATGAACGATGTTTTAACCAGTGGTTACTCCCCAACCAGTACCTTAGCTGTCAAAGCCTTGATAGCTGCCCAACAAGGCATGACTTCTGTAAAGAAAGATAGCATCAACCCACACTTCAAGAACAGGTACGCCTCGCTCGAAGCAGTGATTGACGCAACGTCAAAGGTGTTTCAGTCCAATGGCTTTGCAGTCATGCAGCCATGTGGCCGTGATGACCTCGGTGTATTCGTTGAGACAGTGCTGCTTCACACTACAGGAGAGCGCTTTTCAAGCAGGGTTTACCTAGCCCTTAGCAAACAGGACATGCAAGGTTTAGGTAGTGCTATAACCTACGCACGTAGATACGGACTGCTAGGCATGGCCTGCCTTGCGCCAGAAGACGATGATGGCAACGATGCAAGCAAGCCTTCAGTACAAGTTACCAAAGGTAAGTCATCAGAAGATCCCTCCGCACCGAGCGGGTGGTAAAGAAAGGGGGTAACTCCCCTTTTAATTTTAACTTAAACTAAGGAGCCAGAAGCATGGCAGATACATACGATGATACCAACAAGGGCGCGGCATTTACTCCGTTCCCAACGCAGTCACTTATCTTACAAGGTAGGATTAACGTAGATGGTGAAGGCAAGAAGGTCTTGTTAGTTAAAGACCAGACCAAGGATGGCAAGGCAGTTGTCGAAATGTATGAGAAGATTGGCGTGTTGTTTGAGAACGATAAGAAGGGCAACGAAAGTGCGCCTGACTATAGTGGTCCGATGGGCGAGACAAAGCGCATAGCAGGGTGGAAGAAGATGAAGGATGACAGGCCATACATGTCATTCCAAATCAGCGACAAGCTACAAGGTGCTACTGCTGCACCACAAAGCCCCTTGTCAGATGACACCATACCGTTCTAAGGTAGAGATGTTCTCAACCGAAGCTCCTACTTCGGTAGTTACTCTCTCCTGACTTAACTGGGCAGCCTTCGGGCTGTCCTTTTTTAACTAACCAAGGAGTAGAAATGCAAGATAAAGATTTATTAATATGTATGAAAGCTTCACGACTCGGACTGAGTATGAAGGAAGCATCAGCATATTTCTCAATAGGCTATGATATAATAGAAGAGATAGCAGAGAAGTACGCTATTAAATTCGTATGCAATAGGAGAAGATCAAATGAAACAAGAGCAGAAGAACGCCGCGATAGAAAGAATGCAACGGCTGCTGCACTTAATGGTAGTCCAAGCCGAGAAGAGGGACAGAAACAACTTAAAACAACAGTTGGAAGAACTGTCAGCTCTGGTCGAGATCGTTCGAAGGAGTACATAAAGAAGAAGTTTAAGACGCTAATCGCTGGAGCAAAAACACAAGGGGAAAAGTACGAGATAGTATATGCTTATCTAATGCAGAAAGAGAACGAAAAGAAAAGCAAACCAAACAAGCCACAGGCTGTATCAAAGACTAGACAGCAAGAAGCAGTTATCAAGCGCAGGCTAATAATGTTAGCCATAGGTAGAGAGAACCTAACAGCGCCAGAGATAGTAGCAAAAACAGATCTAGAAATACATTCTATCACAGCCCTGTTGCACAAGATGGGAAAGCAGGGAATTGTAAATAAAGAAAGGACAAAGATCAGAGGTAAAAAAAATATGGTCTGGTCTTATTCTAAAGTACAAAGAGCAGACCTAAGCCAATGACATTCTTTGTAGCTCTTGTCTTAACTTACACTGTAACTATAAACGCAGAAGAGTATGACTTTAAATCAACTGTTATATTCCCAACGCAAGAACTATGTTCACAAGCAAGTGATGCAATCTATCCGGTAATATACCACGGGTTCTCTCGGAATAGTATGGCTGCTTGTATAAAGACAGATCAACTATCTGGGACAGAGAGACCGAGAGTTAGACCTTGGACTAAGTGATCGTGTGGGTGGCTGTGATATTGTATGCTGGCACATTTGGTAGCACGAACCAAAACAAACCGAACCCCGTGGCATAGACTGTTTAGATTATACCACCCACCTGATCCTTAAACCATAAGTTCGAAGTGAGGTCCATCAATAAAAGGTCTACGGTTTTGAGATCTTCTTTCATCGATGTAACTATTCATTGCATCCTCCATCGTGCCATCGAACTGAGCTATGTTAGGTACTGTCCAACTTGCCCCCCATCTAATAGGTACATCTATATCACGAGCCGACTCAGCCATAGCATCAGCTAGGTCATCATAAAGATTAAGCTCCCAAGAACCACGCGATCCAATGTAAGCCATGAGATCCACAGCCAACCCGTCCAGGTGCTTACTCTTCATGGTTTGACTAGCGCCCTTCTCAACCAACGCACGCTGCTCATCTATGGTACGCATGCCACAAATCACACCAAAGTCTATCTTAGATACATGGATAGCGCCCCTGACTACAGCGATTAACCGCTCATCGAGACCATCAAGCCTGTCTAGGCTACGCTTAGATAATTTAAACTTCATTTCTTAAATCCTTTCATTGTTCTTATTCCAAAGCTTGCAGCAATCGAAGCATAGCAACTCCACTGGAACCACTGCGGTGCTGCTGAGATATTAGCGAAGCCCTCCCTCATATAGGGCTGGAGCGGGGGAACAAATGAACACCCTACTATAGCTATGAAGCACACAGTCCACGCCTCATCCTTCCAACTTTCTTTACTTGCTTGAATGGCTGACTGCTCCCAAGATATTTCTCCAGTAGCAATCTTCATCTTAGTTGTTGCTTCAGCTTTCTTAACAGCAGTCTTGCCATCAATAACACTGGTCGCAAGCCCGACAACGCTACTTAATATACCGATCATTTCTTAGCCTCCATCGCATTGAATCCAAAGTATGCAGCTACTACGCCAGATGCAGCGACCACATAAACGGTCGCAATGTCTGCTATCAAATTAGCAGCAGTGTCTAAGCCCAGCGCAGAGGAGCCTACAATAGCGAAAGGGTACAGCAACATACCAAAGGCGCAGGCAGTAGCAAGCCTACGCTGTGTATCTCTCTTAGCATCGCTGTCATTTATCTCACGCCAACGATCTTCAAGTGCTAGCTTTTGCCATTCGAGTGCATCGATACAGCCATCATTATTTAAGTCAGCATCCTTAAATTCACTAGTCATCTCTTATCCCTTTCGCATAACTAATTGCTATGTGCCTGTGGTGAGTAATGATAACAACCATTCCTCTCTTGTTGTACACGACGTACTTACCTTTTCGATATACAAGCCTCACTTACCATTTGCCGTGCTTTACACCTAGGAAAAATAAAACAATAACTAAAGCACCCACACCGGCAAGCAAAAGACAGATGCCAACAGCCCAGCTAATACAATTATCAATGAACTCTTGCTTTTTATATACTAACTCTTGTTGTCTCTTGCGCTGCTGGCCCTCAATTTTTACTATGGCCTCCCATGCGCTGGGCCCGTAGTGCCAACTGATATGAGATCGTAATTCCTCACGCATCTCAGCCATCTTTTGTTTCTGCGTCCAGATCTCTAACGCATTAGCTTCAGTGTCTCCAAACATTTTATAGAGAGGAGGCTTCTCAGCTTTCTTTTCTAGGAAATCCATATCGGATGCAGCTTTAGCAAACTGTGAGATGGTAACAGACATCTCGCTTATGCCCTTACCAAACTCAACAGCTTTCTTGATCCCCTTATAAGCGGTGGTAGCAGCCGCCATAGCTGTAAAGGGATCAATCATTTAATTCATTCCGTGTCTTCAGTAGTCTCTGCAAGTGAGTCAGTTAGCATCCTGACAAAACCTTGTTTACCTACAATCATTTGATTTAGATTAAATTGAGCCGAAGAAACCTTACGATCAAGATCAGCTATATGGTTTATCATTACCTTCTGCTCATCAGTAAGTTGATCTTCAGTATATTCTTTGTCGTCGATCGTAATGACTTGTGTTTTTTTCTCGGTCATTGTGATCTCCTTATTTGAGTTACCACGGTACACCCGTGGCGGTGGTTAGGGTTAACTCCCTTGTGCTTCACGCATTGCTTTGTATGCGTTCTTAACTGCGTCCGTCCATGCAGCGTTAGCTATAGCTTGTACACTTGCGGCTTCACCTGAGATGTCTGTGGCATTGTGCGCCCAGCTTGCATCAACAGCTTCAACAGCTTCTACTGCTTCAGTGGTAACATTACCGTCACTGTCTGTCTCTTCGGCTACAGCTTCAACAGCTTCAACAGCAGCCGTATAGACTGAGTTAAAAGGCACAAGAACGTGTCTGTGAAAACCACGACTAAGCTCTGTCAATGAACCGTCTGAGTTTTCTTCCATGATCTTTGTAGCCTTGCGAACTTGTATGCTCCAAGCTTGCACGACCTCAATTTTGTCATAGTCTATTACCTTTGTGATGTCACCGTTTGCCATATTTTATCTCCTTGTATGGACTGTCCGACCCAAAGCTATGCAGTGGGTTATGTTGAAAAGTAAGTTATAGAAAATCTAAATTCTGCGTTAGCATTTAATTCAACCTGAGTTATTGCCTCTGCTGTGGAGTTCATCCCACTAGTATTATGATTGCCATACATCTCTCCAGTTGTGTTGCCAGCACTAGCGGTTATGACCAACGAGTTAACAACTGCACCCCAACTTGCATAATAGCTAATAGTGCCGCTTGCTTCTACCCCTGTAACTGCAACAGTATCTGCTACAGTAAAAGGAAAGCCCGTCATTGTAACAGCGCCGTTACCATTAACACCCGCTACTTTTGCATTTCCCATTAGTGTTACCATCCGTCCAACCTTAGTATAGGAGCCACTTGCTCCAAGGTCTGTCATAGTAGCAGCCGTCGAGCCGTGTTTAATTGCGGGAGTCCAAACACCTTCTTCGTAGTCATCTAACAAGTTACTACCAATAGTAGCGCCAGAACCAAAATTATGAAAATCAATGCCCTTACCTGCTGTGCCGATTACTAGGTTGCCTACATTAACCTTTACGTCACCTGCGCTGTTGATATTCATAACTTCTTTTGTAGTTCCAGCGCCACTACGATTATTAAATGAAATTTGATTTCCAGTTGTAGCGGAGCCTGATCCGTAAGCTTGGAGAACTATATTACCGCCGTATGCGTCCGTAGACCGACCAGCTAAAAAGAGACTAGCACCAGTGCTTGTGTTATCTGCAATCGCTGGCGTAGTTGATGGTAAAGTTGAAACAACTGATGCTGTTAAAGTTAGACCATTTGAACCATTCGGAATAACTGATCTACCTATTATGGCACTTGTGGTTGCAGTAGCCGCTAATTGTACCGCTCCAGCAGCACTGATGCGCATACGTTCTGCGCCACCAGTAAACGCTGCAAAATCATTACCAACTGCACCAATTTGAGTGTTGTTCCCAGTAGTTGAAGTATTGCGAAATATAAGTTTGCTCGCAGAATTGTCTGTATCAAAGATTGCAACAATAGCCCCGTTGTCTATGGCATCAATGTGCAATGCTGCTGCTGGGGACGTTACGCCAAGCCCAACATTGCCGCCATTAAAATAGCTGGCGCCCCCAGCACGAATTTCAACGGCGAGGGTATCAACATTCTTCATCCGTAGTCTTGCTTCATTTGAAGCGCTTGTAGATAGCTCAAAGGTGTCTTTACCAGAAGTGTTTGGGCTTATATGCAACAGGCCGTTAATATCTGTAGCCCCCACAATATTCGTGGCATCTAGGTTAGTTGTACCATCAACGTCTAGGTCAGTACCAACAAATAGTTTCTTAGCTATACCAACACCACCGTCTACAATTAAAGCACCTGAAGTTGAGCTAGTTGAGTCAGTAGTAAGGTTTAGGTTAACAGCCGCGCTTGTATCAAGGGCTGTTATATTCGCGGCAGCAGCAGTGCCACCCCCAAGAACACCGTCTAATGTACCCGTAAATCCAGTGGCGGTTATTTGATCAGTTGCAGTAATACCATCCACAAACAAGTTAGCCCAACGAACACTAGTTGTACCAAGATCGTCAGTGCTGTCTGTATCAGAAACAATATTTGAACCACTTGTAATTCCACCCGTTGCTACCTGTGTAGCTGTAGTAGTTAAGACGCCTGTTACTAGGGCAGTCGTTGCCATGTTAACAGCGCCATCAATATCTACTACATCAAGGTTAGTTGTACCTGCTACATCTATAGCACCCGAAATGTCTAAAGTTGTAGCGGCCACTTCGCCAGTAACAGCAATGCCAGTATTGGTAGTCGCAATTTTAATAGCGTTATTATAATAAAGTGTGACACCAAAGTTTTGGACAGCCTTAAATAAGTTTTCATCATTAGCAGCATTGTTTACAAATAATGTTCCTGTATTTATTCTTACAGTGCTTGATTCTATAAATAAACCGCCAGTTCCGGACTCCGTTATGTATGAGTTAGACGCATCGTGATGTATTTTAAGATCACCGCCAGCGCCAAAGATAGCTTTTGAAGAATCAGTAAATGTAATGTCATCGTTAGCTGATACAACAATGTCAGTTCCGCCCGTTGTATTACCACTAGATAAAAGAGCGCTAAAAGTAGCCCCGCCTGCAACCGAATCAACGTAAGCTTTAATAGATTGCTGAGAGGCAACCTTAGTTGCGCTGTTAGAACCCATGTTGTCTTCATCTAAGAAGGCAGACCCAGACACACCAGTATTTAAGACAGGGCTTGTAAGCGTCTTGTTTGTTAGCGTGTCAGTTGTGGCTTTACCTACTAATGTATCGCTAGCATTGGGAAGTAGAATATTTCTGGTAGCGGTTGGGTCAACAACACCCAGCTTTGTTATGTTGCTGCTTTGAAAGTATGTTATAAATGGTTGGTCAGCGTTGTCAAATAAAAGCCTTTGTGCGCCAGCTGCATTTAAAATGTTTACCTGACCACCTAAAGGTTTTATATCAATGTCAGCACTAGCAAGTGATGTGATTGTATTTGTAATTACTGAGCTTAGTGTTGAGGCACCAGCACCTAATGTACCGTCTATAATAGCAGCGCCGTCTACATTAAGGGCACCATCTATATCAACGGTAGACGTAAAGTTAGTAGCATCCTGTATCCGTATTGTTTTGTTACCAGCACTTATGTCAATGCCTACCGATGCGCTCCCATCAAGGGAAATGCCAGCAGTGTTTGAACCCTTTTGAGACTGTAGGTTTAAAACACCACCTACGCTTTTAAGATGGCTATCAAGGGCAGTAGAAACTAGAAATTTACTATTGGGATTCCCCGTAATAGTAATTGTATTAGATAAAACGTCATCAAGGGTTATGTCAAAGTTAGCAGCCGTATCAGCAGTAAGACCGCCAGAAGAATTAAAGCCAAAGATCTTACCAGCCCTGTTATCTATAGAAGGCAGCAACAAACTATTCTCTGTATCCGAATCTGAAAGCCTAATAGAGCGATCAGTCCTATCTTTAAGATCGCCAATCATTGCTGTCATGTTATCTAGCTGTGTGTTGAGCGCAGCCCTGTTGATTGTAGTACCAGCAGTAAAGTCTGTGGTTCTTTCAACTGGTATGTCCCTTACAATAGTAACAATATGGCCTTGGGTAATGCCAGTAACAAACGTAACTGTTCCTGTAGCTCCACCGCCACCTGATATTGCGTAGTGAGTGCTTCCCGTACCCTGAGTTTTTTCTGCGCCTGCTTCATTAGTCGCTGTTGTTGCAACGAAGACGCTAATCTCATCGTTGTCAGTAAACTCAAAAGGAACTGCAAATGCAGTCTGTGAACTTGTTGCTGTGTAACGAACACGAGCGTTATTTGCTGATACTGTAATTGTCATATGTCACCTCTAAGTCTTTTCTTTACTGAAATGCAGAGAAGATCAATGCACAACGGAGCTAGTACAAATCATGGCCTGTTTGGTAATCCCTCTACCATTTCATTAGCCATATCCTTTAGTGCGTTTCCTGTCATAATTGTCGTAGCTAAAGGTGCCATCTTAATCATTTGCTGGGCTCCATCCTTTACATCTCCTTGTAACATTTGCCCAATCCCGCTTAAAACTTCGTAAGTCCAATCGGCTGGAGCGCCGAATACAGAGACCGCTGCACCTAGCTTGTCTGGGCTGGCTTGAAACTTAGGCTGTATTGGGAAATTGTTTCCTAAACCTGTTTCGCTTGCCATAGTTATTGCCCTGTAAGCCATGTCAGTATAAATAGCAGCAAGACCTGAGAAATCAAAAGCTCTCATAATCTTGTCTTCCGTATCCATTTTATCCCATGCCCAATCTGGTGTCCTTGTACTTACAATTAAAGAACCAAGACCCATAGCAACTGCTGCATGGCTTAATCTGTTTCTAACCGATCCAGCTGCATGATTGGCTGTTATCTTGCTTAATGCTCCCATTGTGTAGCTATAGAAAGTAAATGGTAACGCGAGCAATCCACTTTCTACCCTGCGATATCCCTTAACTCTAGGGTCTGCGGGTAAATCAAATGGAAGTTTGCTAGCAATGCTGTCAGGTATATAAGCAACTCCGCTCATAACTATTGGCTTGTCAGCAGGCGTTCCCATAATAACCCTGTTCATTACACCAGAGTTTAAAGCGTTTCTAAAAGCTATAACGGCATCTTCATCTGTCCAAGCTTCTGTATTGGGTAAAAATAAACCACCTTCGCTTGTATCAAAAGGAGATTCTGATATTTTCTTAGCTAGATCTGGAGTAATATTATACCTAGCAAGAAACTCTATTTCAAATTTGCTAGCATTGCCTGCAACAAGACGACTTGAGGCTTCAACAATTGTGTGGCCACGGAGTAATCCGTCAAGAACCTTTATTGCTATTGTAACAGGAGCTAAACCATTTGCTATATAGAAAGCATTGTTTAATTTATCAGGTAAAGTTTTATTAAACAAATTATTGCTTAGGCTTTCCATATATTTTAGGTGAGTAACCCCGCGTACAATCTCTAAAGCTTCGCCAGCTAAGTTTAGTTCTCTTTTAGATGCTTTGAATGAGACATCATCCATTAAGCCAAGAAAAGATTTGCCAATAACATTTAGCTCATGGTCCATAAGTATAGAAGCACCATCTCCAATCGCCGCAAGGCCAGACCCACCAAGGAACGTCCAACTTGTAGCCGTTCTAAGAAAGTCAGCAGCCTTAGTGTCGATGGCATCAGGTCGTTTTAGTGTTGTGCCTACAACTTGGTCGTAAATAGCAACAAAGTTCTTAATAAACTTATCTATAGTTACTTCCTTTACACCTTCTTTTGTTAGGCGTTCTCGGTAGTAATTTATCCTAGACTCAAGGCTCATTAACTTGCCGCTCTTAGGGTCGCTAAACCGTTTGTGGTACTCTATTCTTGGAGCGACTCTGTTAGTATAAGCAATCATTATCTCTTTAATATCTGTAACAATGTAATCTTTAATTAAGCTGTTAGGTATATCAAGTCGTCTTGATATTAGAGGACCGCTGCGTCCATATCCTGTAAAGATAGCGTCAACAGAATCCTCGTCAGTTTCGCCCAAAATGTTATCTATTGTTTCCTGTGCCCTTCGATCAAGAGAGGCTGGATCTGTAGCAAGTTGCTGCCGTACAAAAAGCCCATCATCATTTTTAGAAATAACCTCAGGATTTTCTTTGAAGTATTTAATTAAGATTTGTTTAAATGCGTTAGTATCTTGCTCTATCTTACGGCGGTTAAAGATTCTCATTAAATAATTATTTGGAGACTTAGTTCCCTTACTTTTCAAAACATCAAGAGCGTTAGTTATTCTTACGCTAGTTTCTTGCATAGACTTACTTAACTTCTGCAAACCATCTGACATTTTTGCTGTAAGTCGAAGCTTGTCGTACAATAAGGCCAACTCTTCTATTGAATTAGCTTCCTCTATTTTGTCAAAGAGATCTTGAAGGGCTGCTTGCTTGTCTTGAGACTCCACAAGTTGCTTTTCTAAAGAGGCCCTAAATTCTAATTGTTTTTTAGTTAGACCTCTTGAGGCTTGTGTTTTATTTAAAGCTTTTAGTTTATTGCTTATCTTTTCTATTCCAATAGTTTCTTTGTTTAACTGTGGCTCCATCCATTTTTTATTCTGTTGTATAATACTCCTAGTAACGCTCTGAAGCTCCATCTGACGACCTACATTTTTTAAGTAGCTGTCTTCATAAACGTCTTTAACATTTATAATGCCTAGAGATTGTAGTTCATCTCCATATTTCTCAAAGAAAGAACGAGCGGCTTGGACAGAAGAGGCTTCCTGTGGTGTCATTTTGTCAAACGGCACCTCATCAACCATTAGTCTACCAATGTGGTTGTACCACTCGTCAGGAGCGAAGCTGTCTCTACCTATTTTTCTTTTAATTTTTTCAGCGTACTCCCCAAGGGGTATGCTTAAAAACTCTGCTCCACCAGAGTTCGGATTAACAGTACGATAGTCTTTATTAATTACATCAAGAGCCTTAAACCAATCACCTTGGCGTCTACCAGTTTCAATAAAAGTAGAACTACCAACGCTGCGACCAACTTGGTTCATAGCAAATGGCATACCATTATCACCGCCAAGCTGTAACATTTCAAGCTTGGGCCACTCCGGTAGATCAGAGTCTTGTATCGTAGCCCTTACTGGAGTTGGAACAGATTTCATAAACCAAGAGTTTGTAAACCACGACCCTGTAAACGAAAGGTCCTCTCCAGTTTCCGTTGGTTTCTCTGATACAGAATTAAGGAATTTCTTGTATGCTTTGTTAAATGTAGCTTCTCGATTCAGTGCGGTTCTTGGACGGTTAGCTACTTTGCCTACACCGTAGCCCATAAGCCCACCAATTGCAGTCGCGCCTGCTGTATATAAAGCAGCGTTCGCCATTGCGTCTAATGGGTCTTGGCCTTCACTAATTTCTGTTAATGCAAGTGTTAAGTTAATACTTCCGTCTACAACGCCAGCATCAAGAGCGCCTATCCTTGCTAACTGAGCTACAGAAAACTTCTTACTACTCATTGTTTGTTTTGCAGAAACAAAGTCACGAAATAAACGTACATCCAAATACCTTGGGTCACTAAAAGAAGCCCTGCCTTGAGTAAATTCTTGGAATGTACTTTGATTTCTAAGGGCAGTGGAGCGAGAAGCGGAAGCCCTCAAGGCACCTGCAAACTTATTAGCAGCAGACATGCCAGCGTAGGGTATAAGCAATGAAACGTGTAATGCTGGGTCAGAAACAATTAAGTTTAATGTGCTGGCTCTAGAAAGGTTCTCTAAGTTCTTTTGCTTTTCCTCTATTGACCTTAAAGTAGATTGGAAATTTTCTAAACTACCAATGCCAAAAGCCCTTAGCTCATCGGCTTCGGGCCCTACAATACCGTTGTCGTTTATATAATCCTCAACCCTTGAAATAGAGTTTTGATCATAAACCTCCTCACCCCCTGCTCCAGAATAAAACTCATTTTGGCTTATGATTGGATTTATTATATTTCCATATTGTGCTTTAAGGTTTTCGCCAAGAGTTGAGGTGGTCGTTGAGACTCGACGCCTCTTAAAGTCAAACTTTTCTGGCTCAGGTACAATAATTTCCATTAGTTTGAGCCCCCAGCAGTCTCATAAAGGGCTCGTTTATCTCGGAACTCCTCTAAGTACCTGTCCCTATCACCTCTAGAAATGATAATGGTCTCGTCTAAATACTTTGATTCAAAAAACTTTGCCTCAGTCATATGGCTAAGAGTCGCAAGGTATCCTATATCAGCAATTCTTTTTTCTTCTTCTGTAGTCCTACTTGTATTAGCGGTAAAAGCATTGTTTTTTGCTTGAAATCTAAGGATTGCAGTATTGTCATCTGCGTCTCCCATAAGCTTCCATGTTTGACCGTTAATTATAATAGGCTCGAATTGTTTAGTTTCCGGTACTAAGTATCCGACCTCATACGTGGGCGTTGTACTAAATGTATTTTGTATTGGTCTATATTTTAAACCTATATTAAGGACTGTTTCGCCAATCCTTCTTCTAGCATTGTCACTAATTTCTTCACTAGAGGAAACTCCTGTATTAAACCCTTCTACAAAAGACATTATTGTTGGGAACCCCCCCAACAAAAACATCTCTCTTAATCCCGCACCAGTGGCATCTATAAGATTCCCACCTTTAAGGATGTCACTAAAGGTTCCAGCGGCTACCATAGCATCTACAAGCTTGTTTCTATTCTTAATTATCTCTGTATCTGAGAAGTAGATATTTCTAGCAAACATTGTTTTGCCTTCAATGTTTTGTCCAACAACATCTTCATCAGAGTACATTGATGATGTGTATTCGTTTATAATATCCTCAATACCAGACTCTGTTATTTTTTCCCCATAAGCTTTTTGTAATCTAATTACTGAAAGTATTTCTCGCCTGTAGCCTGATGACATAGTGTAATTATTTAGTATTTCTGTAATTGCCTTGCTTTGAGAAATTCCTAAGTCTGTTTTAATATCGTTATCAATGTCACCATCGTAAGCAGTAAGCTGAAGAGATGTTGAAATAGGGGTTTGCCCATATTTTTTTGCTGCAAACATTATGGTAGATAAACGATTGTATGCTTTTTCGCTAATGGCTGCTCTCATTGCGTCTCTAGTGCCAACAGTCCCATCGCTTGCCGTAACTTCAAGCGATGAGTATTGACCAAACAACGTCAAAGCTTCTTGTAGGTTTCCTTCACTAGAAAATAAAGAAGCCTCTATTGCTCTTGCTACAGTAGGCAAAACAACGCCATCGTTTAAAGCCTGCATTGCTACAGTGTTACCTCTAATCTCTGATGCTGTAATCGAAACGCCTTCAAATAAAATACTATCAAACGCTTCTATATCCTGTCGGCTCGAGCCGCCAATGTTACTCATAATATCACTAAAGAATTTGTTATTTGCTTCAGCTTTAATTTGTTTTTCTAAATTACTAGATCTTAATTCAATATGGGAATTAACCATAGATCTTTCTATCTCATATGCTGGTCTTAATAGATCGTAAGCTTTCTGCATCTCTGGGTCTTCAAAGGAAACCCCCTCTTGAGAGAGACTTTGCTGAACCCCCCTTAATAGATCAAGAGGTAGATCTATAGAGTCAGACCTTAATAATGCCTGTTCTACAACCATTTGCTCTGCGGCCGTAATGATTGTTCGCTTTTTAGTTCCACTAAGCTTTGAGCCATTTACTTTTCTTTTGAAGACAGAGAAGTCTTTAATGGTCTTACTAAAGTCAAGGTCAGTCATAGTCTCAAAAGATGCTGCCGTTTTCCTAAAACCGTCTTCTATCTTGTTAGAGGTTCCTGCCTCTATGAGCTTAACAGAAGATAGCCTATCTGTCAGTTTTACTGAAAGCTCAGATCTCTCTTTATCTGATAGATCAAATATTTGTTTTACAACCGAGTCTGCATGTGCGGTATTGCCAAGGAGTTTGTATAGAGTACTTGCCCTTGTTGTCGTTCTTGTGCCAAGAAGAGCTTCAGAAATACCCGCTATATCTAAAGCAGTTTTTCCAACAGCATCTAAATTAGCAATTATCCAATCAGAAATAAGCAAGGAAGTAACTTCTTGTTTTGCAGCAGCACTACCTTCCTGACCATTAACAAGTTGTTTTATATCGTGGACTGAATCGTTATATCCTATACCTTGACCTACGGTAGATAAAATAGAATAAATAGATTCGGACTCAGAAACAACTTGATCGTCTTTTGCTTTAGCAAATGATTTATAGCCAGCTATTAAACTAGAAACATCATTGTTTACTTTTGCTATAGCGGCAAGACTTGCTAACGATCCATTTCCTAGGTTAGAGCCTAACTGTTGCATAATAACAGGGTTGGTTAAGCCTAATTGAAACATGGACTTATCTGCGTCATTAAGCCCTGCGTATATTGTTGTTAGATTATTGTTAGCTAAAATAGATCTATAACCAGATAATTCTTTTCTCCGGCTTTCCCACACACTAAAAGATATACCTTTAATTTTTAATAAATCATTATTCCTATTAAACTCATTTGTTATATCTAGTTCTATTTTACTAGAGTCCGTCCCAGCAGCAATAGACCTAGTAATAAACTCTAGACCCATAGATGCTTCTATATTGCTATCTAGAATAAGGGCAGCTTTTGCCGCCTCCCTTTCTTTTGTAGCCAAGACTGAGTATGTACTTGCTATATAGCTCTCACCGCTTTCTTGTATGTATCGACTGTATAAGGTTCCTTCGCCTTCAGCGTTAAACATTTCTGCAACGTGATTAGACATACGTTCTTTGTATTGTTCTGAGGTGGGAGATGTTTGTGCAAGCTCTGCACCTTTAGCTTTAATCTCGTTTGTTATTGATTCCTCAAACCTACGATCAATTATATCTTGATAAGCTTTTGTTTGGACTTCACTGAAGCCTTGTGGAGGTATGTAGGCTACAGGCGTATTGGTAACAGGATCAATAGCAGAAATCTTTGATGAAGCTACGGTTAAGCCAGCTTTTGCGCCTGACTCTGTTTGATCTACAACCGCCTTGTTGTAAATAAAGGAAGCAGCTTCAGAAGCTGCTATGCTTATAGCATTACCAAGCTGTTGGCCTCCAGAGTCTACTCTAACAACGCCAACGGGTTGATTAAAGACTGTAGTTTTCTGTCTAATTACAGCCATTAATTTCTTACCTTCTTGACTCGAGGTTGTTGTATGGGTTTAATTTGAGATTGTCGTATGGTTTCGCTTGAAGCGTATGCCTTAGCTACGTCCGTAGCGGCACTAACAGTTGAGGAAAGCATAGTGTTCCTTCCTTGGCGTCTTATATTGGCAGCAGATATGTCAGACTGCCTGCCAGAAAATGTTATCTGTCTTTGCGCGCGCTTAACACTTTTACCAAATTGATCTTCACTTCTTTTCAGAAAGGCTTGTACACTTTTATCATCAAGGCTCCTACCAGATAGAGCAGCAAGCGCTGCTATATTGGTGCTTGTAGCAAAATCATATTCTTGTCTTCTTGCTTGTGCCTGCTGCATAGCCTGCACTTTACTAAGTTTTTTATCTGTAAGCGTATTAAAAGCATTAAGCCTTGCGTCTTCGTTAGCGCCTATTCCGCCTAATATTTTGCTCGTTGCGCTTGCGGCAGCAGCAAGTAGCATCATTGTTGCTGGGTCCATTAGACTATTAACTCCACTACTAGACCGTTTACCTGTAGCGGTAATGGTTCATTTTGTTCTATTGTAACTCTTGGGCTTCGTGAGAAACCTGTGGTCTTCACTTCTATTTTATTTGTTATTGGATTTAGTACAGTAAAGTTTGAATTATTAGGATTTAACTTACTGCCAATAGAAACATTCTTTGAGTTAACCTTTATCGACTGAGTGTTTTTTAGGTCTAGAATTATTCTACCAATTCCCCTTACGTCACCAGTAACAGGACCGTTACCCATAGAGGCATCAATCTCGTTGGTAACTATCTTAGCGTTAAACCTCTTCCCAACGTAAGCGTGGGTTCGTTGATTTTCTACAAGGCCAGTAAGGTCTACTTCTTGATCAGAGTTGACTGTAAATTCGCCCATGTAGTCTTGGAAGCTACCAAGAACATCAGTCATTATAACGTCTACAACATCCCCAGCATCGTATGGGGTTCCAACATTTGCCTTGTTTTGAGAGATAGTAGTGTACTGATAAACGTCTAATCCAACGTCACCAGTAAACTCGCATAGCATTAATGAATTAAATTTATCATATACGTTAGCAAATAACCTGTCACCAATAGCAGCAAGCGAATTAAACTTACCGCCTTCTATCGTTATCTTTGTCCACGAAGCTCTTCGCTCAGTCCTGTTCGATGAAAACAAAGCCATAGTGCCATCTGAGTTTGTCATAGCAGCGTAGGAGTCTGGCTGTCCAAACCCACTGTGTGCAACTGCCATGTACTTGGGAGAGCTTATCATGTGTGATGCAATGGAAGACACCGGAGAGGCGCTGTAAGCCTGCTCAGAGTCCGTGTAGATGTATTCCCTAACTGCCTTGCCGTTTGCTTGCACAAAGAGCGTAGCACCGTCTATCTCAACAGGCGTAACAAACGAAGTCCCAAAGGGTGTCTGTTTTTTAATCTGCAAGTTGGTTGGGGTTATGGCTTTATTCTCAAATGTAGGGACATAGAACTCACTACCGCTGGTAAAGATCTGTAGGTCACGATTGGAAACTAGGTAACGTATATTGTTTACTGATCCCGTTGCAGCAGTAACACTGATTGCTTCATTGTCTAAAGCCTCACCAACATCGTAGTTATAAAACCTACCAATCTGGCTAAACCACAATGCGTCTGGCTCTGATAAAGTCCCACCAAAGACCAAGCGATTCTGGTGTATAGCTACAGCCGCAGGGTATCCACGCTTTGCAGAGAAGGATTGCTCATCAAAGTTTAAAGTAGGAGCATGACTTGTTATCTTTACAAATCCACCGCCGTCAGCCGAAGAGTTAGAATTAGCAGCAGCCGTAAAGGTAAACGTGTTCTCATCAATAACAGAGGTAACAGTCCTTGCTCCGTTTAAATTACTAGCAGCGATTCCACCAACAGCGGTTGCGTCAGCTACAGTTAGCGATTCGCCGCCTGCAAACCCGTGGACGGGTTGACTGACTTCAACTATTGCACTGCCATTGTTTGTTCGGAATGGATTAAGTATGTCTAGTCTTGTCTGGAGGCTATCAAGTATTGTGCCTAAAGCGCTATCTGACCTTGCTACGTTAGTTATTAATATTTCATTTCCAGCATAGCGAATGGTTGTTCCGACATGCGTAGAGCTACCATAGTATCCTGCGTTTATAGAACCTGTTATGTCAAAGTAAGATACACACTGACGGTCTGTAACACCTATCTCAATTGCAACAGAGCCAGATGATGTCTGAGGCACGATGGTAGCGATAGTCTTAAAGAACTTAGTATAAGTAACAGTTGAATTATTAGGTCCTGTTAAGTCTTCGTTTATAGAAGTTCCATCTTGGTCGGTCCCCGTAACTGTAACAACCATGCCAGAAAGGTTTCCCGTTGACTTCAGCGTTATTTGCCTAGCGTCACTAAACGTAGCTGTACCGCTAGATATTAGCGCACCGTTTAATGTCATGTTACCTGTAGTAAAAGTAGATGAAGTCCTGATCCCGTTTATATCAGCAACCTCAGTATTGTTGTGCGTAATAAGAACTACTGAGCTTCCGCTTACATCGTCAGGGTCAAGCTTAGTGTGTTGCGGCTGGAACCTAGCGTATGGTTGGTAGGTTTTCTTATTGTCAGCGCGTTGGTCAAAGATAAACGTACTGATCTCAAAGGCTGTTAAGCCAGTTCTTGTAAGTATCCTTGGAGCAAAGAGGGGGTGAGATATATATAACACATTCCCAATCTGCGCTGTTGTGTATTCTTGAAGATACTCTCTATCGAAAGGAACATTTACTCCATCAATTCCAGCAGTAATATTTAAGTTAGTGTTTACAACAGTGCCGTTTGCATTAACCCTGTAGACCTTGACTGCTTGGTGCTGGATAGAAACAAGGTACTGCTCGTTCTCATCAAACAGAAACGGTATTAGTCTAGACTGCTCCTCATAGGTGGAGCTATAGGTTATACCGTGGTTGACGTGGAACTTTAGACCCTTGCGTTTAATCAAGGAACCTTCCGCCATAACAACCATGTTCTGTATTGTAGACGCAGAAGAGGCATAGATAGGAGTATCAACTCTCATTGAGAGAGAATCACTAACTTCGCCATACTGAAAGCTGTTAATTGGTACTCTAACTTTCTGCATTAGCTTCGCCTTTGAGCAATAAACCTTGATGTATTCAGCTTGCGAGTAGTCTGCTGCTGAGAGTCTAGCGTCCTAGCTTTCCTCATTTGGAACTCTGCTCTTTGCTCCATAGCGGCCGCAAGCTGTGCGTCCCTAGCTACAGACACAGCAAAGATACTGGATAAAGAAAGCTCTACAGCGAGAGTAAAGTAAGGTGGCCAATAGTTTTCGCCAACTCTAAATATATAATCAGCCATCACAACATCAGATACATCAGCATCAGTGAATGCTTTGTCTTTGTATGTGTCATACTTAATAACGTCATCACTTACCGTAAGGGCATTAAGCATAAGCATGTCGTGTGGTAATTGGTAAGAAGCAGAGTACCTAGATGCAGGCACGTCAGTTAGCCTGCTTAATTGTACTTGGTTGGTTGCAAACCGCCATCGCGTGTTGGTTAAGCAAGATCTTGCAATGTCTTCATAGATGGAATTTGCAACATCAGATTCAGTCGTCCCATCTTCGAAGGACTGTATAGCCTCGCCGCCGATCAAGATCGACGAACGGGAACATATTTTTATCGCTGTGTCAGCTACGTCTGGCATGAGTAAGTTGGGGGGCCGAAACCCCCCACCCTATTTAGTCGCCATCAGTATTAGTAACGACAACGCCGTTAGTAATATCGACAACAGAACCATTGTTTGCATTAACATAAGCATGAGTGATAACAGGCGTTCCACCTGTAGATGTCACTGTCATGATTAAGTCGTTCAAGTTCAACATCGGAGCAGCGGCATTGAAGTATCCCGCTGTATTTGCGTCAGCAATGGTGTCAGCACTGGTGTAATACCAAAGCGCCCTACCAGAACCTCCACCAACACGAACAAGACTAGATGCAGTATAAGCCATATTAAGTCCCTTTCTTAGGAGTTGTTGTCAAGGACTTCACAGATACCATCAGCATCTATGCCGACAGCGCCCATTGACATCATTGATGTTGCTAGGTGTGAAGCTTTCTCAGCGACATAGTTCACTTCAGTCTGTACGTCAGCATTAATGCCAAGGCCAACAGATGATGTGTGATACGCAATGTTCTTACCAGCCGTTACAGCAGAAGTAGAGAACACTTTGAATCCCAAGAATTCCTTCATGGTCATGCCACCAGCGAACGGTAGGTTCTGCTCACCAACAAAGTCGGAAGAAGCAAACTGGCTTATGCCGAACAAGTCAGCATAACCTTTTGGGTTCATTGCCAAGTAACGCTGTCCGTCTTCTGGAACGTCATTAACGCCCATAGTCTCGAACAGTGATAACAAGTCAGCGATCTCAAGAGCCGAGCTAGTATCGTGAATTGATGTACCACCAGCAGCATCCATAGCTGCATAGATAAGCTCGTCAGTCTTACGACCAAGAGCAGCAGCAGCAGATTGAGCAACAGCTTGACGTTCGTTGATGTTGATCTTCAACTCGTCTAACTTGTCGATGTACTCTGGTGCATAGAAGTCAGCCATAGTTACTTCGACTGTTGTGTGCGCCAACTCCATAGGAGTTACATTGCCGTTGCGTGATTTAGTGGTTGCGACGCCTTTTCCAATGATTTGGAATCGAGCAACTGAACCGGTCACATTGCTTGTGCGAACAGTGTTCCGTAATTTGGAACCCATACGTTGATAAGCCATGTGAACTTCGGTTTCAAACTGCTTGATAAAGGCTGTGTCAATAGTATTAGCCATTTTTTCAGTCCTGTTTTGAAGTTACGATTACACGGGTATCCACTCTTTCACTTCAGCAAGGGTATCCTTTCGGGCCTTTCAGTGCGTAACGGGCCGCAGTGATTTATCACTAACATCATTTCTGTTAGGATTGCAACGCACAAAATCAACATACTTGTTGGGGCCGTTGACCGATACACCGACAGCCTCAAAGCCTAACCAGCTAGCCCAGTCTAGCATAAACTCGTAATCAGCAAGGATTGTCATGCTCATGTGTGACTGTGTGGTGTCAAAGAACTTGACTAACATCTTAGATCCACGGGCCATTGCGTTAAAGTTTTCTTTGATACCATCAGAGAACATAGCGAACAACTGTGGGAAGTCTTGGTCAGCATCATACCAAAGACCGCCTACCGCTAGGAACGAACCGCCTTCCTTCCTAGCAATAAAACACTCAGAGTATTTCTGCATCTCTTCGATTGCTTGTCTTATGTCTACATGACCAAGAAGCTTTAGCTCTCTACGGCTTTCTTTGCTTAGTAGCTCAACAACCTCATCAATGTGGTCAGTAGTAAACGGGGTCAGGTAATGCCTGCCCCGTCTTATTATCTTAACTTCATTTATATATTTGTTGGAACCCATCGGTAACTTGCTTGATGTAGCTTGGGTCGCGATCTTTCCAGTACCTTGGGTCATTCATCATCTCCCTTAGTTGTTGTTCTGAAGTACCCGCGCTTGGCTCAGTGTTGCCAGCAAACGAACCGTCCTTCATTGCCTCCATCACAGACTCAAGAGCAATGATACCTTCGTGGCTTTCGCACATCCGTTCGATTGCGGGAATGGCATCAGTCGGAAAGAACTTATTTGCAAACATAGAAGCAGCTTGAATGCGTTCGTTTGCATTCTCCCCAAGCTTCTCTGACTCAGCGTCCATGTCTGGCTGTGCCCCGTTTACTGCTTCGGCATACATCTCAATGCCTTTTTTAAACTCGTCTTGGCTGTAGCCATTTTCAAACGAGTGGTCCGACCACCACTTCAGTAGATCGTTATCAACAGCAAGATCTTCGTTTACCGACTCAGGAAGCTCGTAAGCTCCAGCAGATTCGGGACGTTCACTAAATCCTTCTGCTTGGATCTCTTCGATAAGCTTACTACGGATGTCTTCTTCCTTGCCACCAAGCTTGGACTCAAGAGCCTTGTAAGCTTTGGCTAGATCTTCGCCACTGCTGTACTTCTCAGGTAGCCACTCAGGCCGATCTGGTTGTGTGTCTTCTGCAACTACGAAGTCGCGCTGCTCTTCTACAGGCGCAGCTTCCGCTGACTCAGTGTTCATTAAGCTATCGCTCATTTGTTCTTACTCCTATGTGAATGTGAAATCCGCTGCTCTATAAGGCCAACTATATAACGCTGGCCTTCTAGGTGTCGCAGTTCATCAGTGGTCACGTTAGGCCCATTCACCATCTCAATGGTAATAGAGCGAAGGTAGCGCAGGACTTCCTTGCCCGTCACCCCCTCGAATAGTTTCGATATGTTGTGGCTTATTTGTCGATCAAGGTCCGACTTCCTCTGAACCCCGTCTATCCCTATGTTAACCTTCTGGTTGTTCAACCATCTGTCCTTGTTGTTGTTGCTGTTGTTGCTGTTGCGCCATTTGCTGCGCCATTGCAGCTATTTGCTTACGCTGATCTTCGTCGCGTATCAAGCTTTCTGGTACACCAAACTTCTTAGCTAAGTGAATAGCTGTCTTTTCCCCATCAATTAATAGCTGCAACATCTCAGGACCAAAGGCCCCGCCAACTAACTCTAGGAATCTAGCCACGCTAGAAATGTCCTGATTGGATTGTGCTTGAGCCAGTGGAGAAACCGACCGAACCTTAACTTCTCTTCCATTAACCTTCGGTACATCAATACGCCCCTGTTTCTTTAAGATATATATAACACGCTGAAGTACCGGCTGAACAAGTTCCGCTTGTAGACGCCCAAATGCAGAGCCCATACGCCTAGAAAGGTCAGCCATTCTTTCTGCAACCTCAGTAGCAGACGCTGGTGTCTTGTCAGGATTGCCAAGCATGTCGTTATACAGTGCAGCTTTAATGTTCTGTCGCATATCAGACAAGATAAGCTGTGCCACATCGAACCTACCAGCCGCTTGGATAGGCTGTAGGCCAGCAGAACCCATAGCTTTAGGTATGATAGATCCGGGAACTAGGTTTATTGTATCTGGATTAATAACTCCGTCATCTTCCATCTGGTAAATACCAGAGATAGACATCTGAGCGTTCTCAAGGATCAGTTCTATTGTAAGGTTCGTAGTCTTAATCGCAGATAATGCGTTCATTAATGGGCCACGGCCATAGATTTCACCAGCACATTTAGACCAGCGGAAGCAAACAAAGGGGTTTGAGCCTAGTCCGGACATCTCTTTTTTATAGATACAGGACTTTGTCGTCATACAGATTGCAAAGTGGAAGTAGGCTTCTTGATTCTTTTTGGAATAATCTCGGCATACTATTTCAAGAACAGTAGTCTCACGACCAGATCCCATTAACGCCATGACTTCAGAGTTAAACTGACCAGTAGGGTACATTAAAGAAAGATGGTCGAACTTAACCTTCTTGCGCTCTCTGTAAACGTGATCAATCGTATCATCAGGTCCGTTGTCTAGGACAACATGCGGCAACGGTATAGCAGAGAAGCGAACAGGGTTAACCGAGTCGCCTTCTTCTACGCATAGAATACCTGTGCCAACAGCCAAGTCCATGAATGACTCATGCACCTCTTGGCTAAAGTTAGAGTTCTGGAGAACCTCGAACACATAGTCCGTTACTTCATCTAGCTCGTTGTTTACTTCTTCCCTTTGCTCAACTGGTACTTCGCTACCAGCAAGTAAGTCAGCCCACCTAGCAAAGTTAGGAACAATGCCAGACTGTAGGCGGCTAGCAAACTCTTGCACACCTACTACGGCAGTCTCATCAAAGATCTTATCGTCTCTACGTTGGCCAGCTTCTTCGTAGTAAAACGATTCACGCTGTGGAAGGGCATACTCGTAGCACTCTTCAAACAATGGGACCCAATTCTCTCGGAAAGCCTTAGCCTTCTGGTAGCTTTGAACGTACTGCTTTGCAATTGGGTCATCAGCCATTAGTCGAACCTACCTAAAAAACCTTGACGGTTGTTAGAGAATAAAGACCTACGTGTACCCCCGCCCTTTTTCTTTTTAAGAACATCTGATATGTCTTCACGCTTTTGCTCTGCGCGATCAACTAACTCTTCACGTTCTACATCGTCAGCTTCTACACGCTGTTCAGCAGATGCCTGCTTTGCTGAACTACTAGGACCAAAACACATACCATTCTCCTTCGTTTGTTATTCGTAAACACAAATATGAGAAAATATCAATGCACAAACTACATCCTAGCCCAGAAGCTAGGCTTCTTTCTGGCGCTTGAACCTCTGTTAAACACATCAAAGTTCCGCTTGGCGACCACTGGGACCGCTGGCTTCTGTGAGTTCATCAATGCTCGACCCTCACCGGCACCTAAGAATAGGTACTGAGCAGCATCGTGAACGTGGCTAAACATATTCTTGTCTGGTTTATCAGCATATCGTTCGCCTGATACTTCCATACGCTTATAAGCATAGCCACCTTCAAAGCCTTTGATTAGCTGTGGGCAGCGCCTATCAATTAAAAGCACTGGCTTCCCTTCTACCATCTTGGTTAGCTGGGAAGATACAGCCTCAAGACGAAGGTCAACAGAGTTGGAGGGCGCTGGGTACGCCTTCAAGCCAGCACCACGCAGAATGTGAAAGGGAGTAGATTCATCAGTCTGCGCTCTAAAGTCACCTGCGGGATCGCCGTATATAATAACATCGCCAGCAGCAGCAAAGCGAGTTGATAGCTCATTACGCATAACTTCAGCAAATCTTACAATGCCCATGTCGATAGCTACTATCTCAGACTGTAAGAACCAACGACCTCGTATCTTCTGGCCGAATACTGCGGCTGGAGTAAGGCCAAAGTCTACCCCCACATACACAGGAACCCCTGCTGCCACTGGTATTTCGTCTGTTGCTACGTGGATATCAGGTGCAAACATAGGATAAACAGGCTTTCCGTCTTGGATATGGCCTAGTTTATTCATTACATACACGTCAATCCAGCTTTTAGTCTTACCCTGTATGAGGTTTGGGTAGTAAGACTTCATCATATTCTTAGTGTTCTCAGCATTCTTGTTGGGAACGTAGTCTTTTATTTCCCCTTCGTCCCCTTTGTCTTCCACCATACCAGAGGGCTGCGTAAAGAACTTCCAGTTCGAAGGTTTAACCAGCATCTTAGCTTGCTCACGCGGAATATGATCTGGCACTGGAACCTCCCCAGCCATGATTGGCCACCAATGATCTTCCTCAGGGGCGTTGGTATCGGCAATAACGCCAGTCCAAGAAGGACCGCCATCACGCATTGAAGGGAAACGACCAACACGCATTGTACAGGCATCAATAATACTCTTAGGAAGCTCCCTAGCTTCGTTAATCCAGACTCCAGTAAGCTCAAGAGATAGTAATTTCTTAACATCTTCGGGCCTATCTAATGCTAGGAAAAGAACTTCGAGATTAATATCACCCTTCTTAATGTGGTGGGTGTACGGAACGGACCAAGTAAACTTGCCCCAATCAGATTCTGGGAACCAATCAAGCCATGTCTTAATGGTTGTGGTTCTAAGCTGTGGGTTGGTGTTACGGATAATAGCCCATCGGCTATGTCGTATTCCATCTGGGCTTTTCTCTTGTTCAAGCGCACGTCGGAATACTTCAACGCAACAGGCTACAGACTTACCAGAACCTACTGGGCCTCTTATGCCACGAAAAAAAGTGGTGTTCTTCATAAACTCTTTGAGGACATCACCGTCAGGTTTGTACTTAAACTCAGCCATTATTTTTTAGATGCTTCACTTTTCTTTGCAATGGTGTGCGCTTGACCAAAGGTTTTACCTGCCTTCATGGATTTAGTCATACTGCTCATGTGCCTTGCTGTATGATGTACCTTGTGCTTCTTCATTGCTGCTGTTTGTTTTGCAGTTAAACTTGCCATTTGCTAGACTTTCTTTTTAAGAAGGCTCTTCTTTTTAGGGAAACCAGCCTTCATATTAGAGTATGCCTTGTCTGTAACCGTAGATTTCTTCTTAGACCTGCTGGTGCCAGCCTTCTTACGGGCATTCATGTTAGAGTATAGTCCCATTATCTTAATCCTTTACTCTGAGTTTGTTTTTATTGCATTGAATATAGATCTAACTGTTTTTGCGTTTTCTTTTTGCCAAGAAAGATTCGATTTAGGATCAGTAGATATTAAGCTTGCGCCTTTTATTCCCACCATAGGCAACTGTTGACCCTGCTTAAAAGAGCCAACACCCTTAGTAACAACTACACTACCATCGTTTTTAACTTTGATGTACCTTCTTACAGCGGCTAGCATTTGCTTGTTTAATTTTGCGCGTCCTGTTTCTTCAGCCATTATCTTAATCCTTTATCCACGCCGAACTTAATCATACGCTCGACTATCTCAGGGGCGATGCTATCTATGAGCTTGTCGCACTCAGCATCAGTTACAAAGCTCTTGCCGTGCTTCGCTTCAATGTAAGCATACTCAGTCTTGCGAACGATGTGGCGAAGAAGGGCTAAGTCTGCTCTTGGTAGGGTCGATAAAAAACTCATCCCGCGTTGTACATAGGCGTTAGCAGAGAGCGCTTCTTCTTGCCTCCTCGGCGGACATCCATTAATGGCGATGCCTCTGGGGCCGCGTCTTCACTGGTGTCAGACTTCATTCCTAATGATGGAAGAGGATCGTATGTCTTCTTCATTGCTTGGTAGCGGTTTTCCGCGCTTGCTCCACTAAAACACATTATGACTTCTTATGCCTCCTTGCAAAATTACGGGCAGCTTCGACAGAACCAAAGCCCCACTTCTTCAGTGCCAATGCCTTACGGGTTGGCTCACCGTTATTATCCGTCATAGGTCCAGCCATTCCAGCAAACCTTGCAGCGAAAGAAACACGTCGGGGATTCGTTCCACTACTAACAGGAGGTTTTAGATTGGCACCCTCTGTCCTCTTTAAATGTCTACGTCCAGCAGGGCTCAACCCTCCAGTAGGACTCTTATGCTCATTACGCATCTTTCTTCCCTGAGTTAGCACGAGCTATCTCATCTCGAAGATCGCTAAGACGCTTCTTGTTAATGGCGTTTGCTGAGAGAGGAAGAGAAACTACCTTCTTCTCCGCAACTGCTTTCTTTTTCTTAGCCTCGGCCATAACTCTTCTCCTATTTACCAACCATATCTTTTACTAATCGTACCTTGTGGCTGCCCATGTCTATTGTAGGATTGCCGGCGTTTCCGCCACCGCCACCACGACCCGCCTTGAGTAATTTGGAGGTCTCTCTTTTTAGCATTGCTTCTCTTTTCTTAATAGCAGCTGCTGTCTTATCCATCGAAACCTTTATTTTGTCCGCTTCTTTAGCAGCGTTGGATAACTGCTTCTCTTGCTTTGGGCCTAATTCATGCTTCATAAAACGTAACGATAGCAAGCTGTCTCGACGCACAGTAAGTTTCTTTAACTGAGCTTGAAGCTCTTTAACAGTAGCCATAACATTCTCCTTTTCAAGATCACCTTACACTAATAAAAATATATCTGGCAATAAACCTTTTCAGCAAATGGTGTGCGCTGTAGACGTAACATAGCAAGTGTGCTTGCAGTTTTGACCCCCCACCCCCCTCTCTTACAATTAGAGAACTTGTTACCCCCCCCCATACAAAGTCCGAGCGCTAGCGAGGGCTGCACGCTATCCGAGGTCAATACTAACACGGATGTCACCCGCCACCTGTACCTGTGCCCGTTCTATCGGCTTGTAACCAGCCCTATCCAGTAGATCCTTGCTCGCTTCCAACTGCACGTACTCAGACTTAGCACCTGTAGCTAATCTACGCACTGTCCCTACTGCTAGTGTAGCACTAAGACCGAACTCCTCATTGATCCTCTGTTGCATGTATTGCTGCACATGCGCTAGCTTTAAAGCCTTGCTTGCAGTCACTCTTCCAGACTCGCCTACTGCATATCCAGCCAACTCAGCGGCCTGTTTAATTGTACACCCGTTTGCTACGAGGGTGTCCACTAGTGCTGTCTGTTTATCAGTCAGCTTCTTAGTAACTACATTCATTCCATACCTTCCATATATCCCTTTGCTTGCCCCCCTCTCCCTCTCTCCCCCCAATAAGCACCTTGGCAAGAGGCAGTGTCAATGCGTAACGTAACGTCACAGTACCAAATAGGTATTCTAGTACCTCGTTCTGCTATTGACGGACGATCCCGACATAGGGTCGGACGCTCTGGTGTGCAAGAGCATCAAGCCGTTCCGTCTTGACCCTGACGGGCACCTGCCGACTATCGCAAGAGAAGAGAGTAAAGAAGTAGGAAAGACAGAATAGGGCGCTTGCGCGCATTACTGAATTAACCACCTCGCTTACGCTCGGCGTCTTACAACAGGCAAAACCGTGTAGGTCCAACCGTCTATGAGCTACCCCCAAAACGGTTGCAAGGGATAGAAACGAACATAGTATTTTCTTGCGGTTGCTGTTAACCGAACGACCTGTGTGCGGTTGCTGTTAACCTGACGCCGCTTTGCTTGGTCAGGGCAACCTCATTGTTGAACGGGCAACCTTCCTTGTTGTCCGCCCTTGCAAACGTCAAGCCTCAGCCTAAGAGGGCTTCAGTTTGTAGGCATCTCTTAGTCGTCTGGCCCCACCCGCTTTCGCCTGCCGAAAGACTGTGGTGGTAGAAAGAAAGAACGATAATTTAAACTTTAGGAGTACATAAAATGACTATTAAGAAAAATGATAACACAGTAGCGGCACTCACAAATCAAGTTCGCGTGCTTACCGAACAGCTTGCAGAGTCTAAGGCTGGTGGCCTTGGCAATTATATCTGCAACACTATGACTAATCACGCGGATATTTATTACCACGAGGACAACCTGTCCAGTGATGGCAACGATGGCTGGCGCAACGTGGA